GGTTAATTCCGAAGAATCATCGGAAAGCGATTCGAAACGGGGATATTCTCATAACCCGACTATGGTTGACGGTGTTTGGTTTATACCGCGTACTCCCGTACAAGGGTAAATTATCACTTTCTACTATCACCGATCCTGGTGTTGCAATCCCACATATACTGATTATGGGGTTTGCCAAGTTTATCCAAAAGGTATTCTTTGTAAATCTCGAATCATTTTATGATGAGGGGAGTCTCATCGGGGTCGACCCTGCATCATTGAAACCCGCCCCCTTGTCCCTAACAACCACGGGATCCAACTCTGAAGCGATTACCGAGTTTGTCGGGTATACCGACGTCCCCGGACGTCATCGTACCAAGCGGATCGGTTCCGTTTCTAGTTTTGGGGCGCGGGGTGGAGCGGCGTGGGCTTGGTTAACCGGAGCGTGGGGCGATTCCTTATGGAATTTCCTTAATGCGATGGAGAACCAGAACACGACGTTATCATTCTGGCGAACTATTGAGTCCGAAGCGGAGTCCTTTTCGTCTACCAAGGCGAGAGGGGCCCGTCAGGGCAAGATAGCAACCAAGGTTGAGCCAGCTGGGAAAGTGCGCGTGTTTGCGATTGTCGATTATTGGACGCAATGTGCCCTTAAGCCGTTGCACGATTTCGTGTTTGGGATCTTGCGTTCCATCCCTCAGGATGGGACGTTCGATCAAGAGCGGCCCGTTAAGAGCTTGTTAAAACGAGCCCCTAAGGGTGCGGTGTTCCATTCATTTGATCTCTCTGCAGCGACGGACAGGTGTCCCGTTGTGATTCAAGAGTTGATAGTCGCAGTGATGTTTGGTGCTACGTACGCGATCGCGTGGACTGAGCTTCTTGTTGGAAGACCGTACTTCGTACCGAAGCAAGGTCCGAGAGAGAGGGGTCTCCCTCGGTTTGTTAGGTATGCGGTTGGTCAACCAATGGGGGCTTACTCCTCGTGGGCGGTATTTGCATTAACTCATCACGCGATAGTGCAGTTTGCTGCTTATCTAGCAGGACATAAGGGTTGGTTCGGGCTTTACGCCTTACTTGGAGACGATATCGTCATTGCTGACGTTAAAGTCGCGAACAAGTATAAGAGGCTGTGTAAGTGGCTGGGGATGGAGATCGGTATTAGTAAGTCCATGATAAATGACAATTTATCGTGTGAGTTTGCTAAGAAAATCTTCGTCCAAGGTAAGGAGTGTAGTGCGTTCCCTTGGAAGTTGTGGTCAGTGTCGCAGAGCTCCTTGTCTGCGGCAGTAGCTGCTCTTCAGAGGGTTTCGTCTACAGGACTGAGCCTAACAGCCGCCCAAGTGGCCTTGGCGTTCGGAGCTGGGATGCGCACG